TTGTCAACGTAGTGATACGTCCCCGTGTCGCCCTCGCGCTGACGGGCCAGAATCGCCCGTCCAGACCGCTCGTTGGACACTTGACCCAGCGAGGCGTCGTATTGACCAGTGGTGGACTTAACGTCCTCAGACGCCCCAAGTTTTGCCTGTAGCAGCCCACTGGAGGCCATTGGCGGCTGCGCCCGCTGTGGCAAGGGCAGCATGTTGCCCTGACCGTCGGTAACGTCAGGGTTGACCTCCAGATACGGCCAGTTCTGCGTGTTGGCCGTTTTCCACTGGTTCTCGTAGCCCTCAAACTGACCACCGTAGCCGATGAACGGGGCTTTGGGGGCCAGCGCCAGCATCTCGGCTTCCTGACTCACCCAGTAGTTGTACATGCGCTGCGCGTCCTTGGCGTTACGCACCAGACCGCTCAGATACACACGCCCTTCAACCTCAAACTCGTTGCCCACGACGCGCACAACAGGGATGTACTTGCCCGCCCAGTCGCGCTCCTCAAGGATCTCGTAGCCGTTGATCTTGCACCACTTGACCTGCTTGCGGTCGGCCTGACGGGAGCGCAGCGGCTTGCCGTACATGGACCGCATCTGCTTGTCCTCGGGCGTGCCGTTGAACGCAGTCTGGTTGCCGGGGTACAGATTCAGCGTGGCGCGGGTGTAATCGACGTAGAAGTACTCAGCGATCCGTACTGTGTTCTCGTTGAGCCACTGGCTCAGAGACTGGTCGCCCACGCCCAGACTCATCAGAGTACTCATGGGTGCAGCGTCGGGGTACAGGCGCTCGTACTCCTCTTTGGTCAGATCCTCAGTGATAAAGCACCACTTGGCGTCCGATCCGCAGGGGTCTTGGATCATCGGGTCCATGTAGACCGAGAACGAGTTGCGAATTCTCCCGATCTTGATGTCCTGATCGAATGTGTTCTCGTCGCAGTACTCAGTCAGAATGCGGACGTAGCCCTCACCAAACGTCACCTGGTTCTCGCAGGCGGTGTCGTAGGCTACGTCGGCGTCCGAGATGTACTCAATATGCCGCACGACGCCATCAAACACCTCGGCCACCTCAACGTCGGCGTTGTCGTCAGCCGGGATGACCTTGCCATGCGGGCGGTTCTGCCGCTGATCGTTGGTGACCTGGCGAACGTGCTGGGGCAGCTTGTTGATCGTCAGGCACGGACGGGCGTTGATGGTCTGCCCTTGCACCGCACCTCGGGTCGCCAGCACATCGGCGGGCCATTGCCAGTGATTGTCCGGGCTACCTGCGAAGAAGCGCAGGTCGTCGATCTCATCCTCGCGTGTCTCGCTGTAGGCCGAAATCGCCATGTTCAGGCGAGAACGAGCCGTAGACAGGATGTCCGACTCGTTTTTAGACCCGCCTGTAGCTACATTCCCTGCGGCAGCGATTCCCGAGTAGTCCATATCACTTCTTCTTCTTAGCCGCAGCACGCTGAGTGGCGTACGCAATCGCCACGGCTTGTTTTTGGGGCTTTTTCGCCGCCATTTCTGTCTTTACGTTTTGACGAAAGGCGGCTTTGGACGCAGATTTAACCAGCGGCATGATTATTTCTTCTTTGCGGTTTTAGCCGACTCTTTGAACGCCTTGTCGGTGGGCGCGCCCTTGCTGCCGGGTTTACGCATCTTCTCGCCAGATCCGGCCTTGATGCGGGCCTGTTTGGCTGCGATGTTGGCATAGAGTCCGGGTTTCATCAGCACTTCCACCGTTTAAGAGATGCTTTGGCCCGTTCAGCCGGACCTTTGGCGTTCTTCACAACCCCAGTCATCCGGGCGCAGAATGATGCCTTACGGCCCTTGTCGGCCTCAGTCTTGGGGCTAGGCGCGGGTGCCTTGAGGTTAGACCCCGTGGCGGCGTTGTACTTGGCTCGGCCTTTAGCGGTCAAGCCAGCGCCCTTGGACGCGGGCAGCTTTTCGCCCCGACCAACGCTTAACGACACGCCTTTTTTAGCCGCCATTACGCACCTAGCCAAGAAGTAGTCTGAAACTGACGGTTTTGAGTCACAGTCCGCCGTTGTGCCCGCTCATTGTACTCCCGATGGGCCACAGGGAACGCAAAAGTGACCGCAATCGCGTCTGCAGCGTCCGGTGAGGCCAATCCACGGGCTTTCATCTCTTTTTTGCCTTCAAGAAAGATCGTTCCCGCCGAGTTTGGCTTGATTGTCGGCCCTGTCAGGTCGGCCTTGAGCGCCCGGTCGTTCGGAATCGACGCCGTTCGCAGCCAATCCTTCATCGTGCCCCACAATTCAGCCCGTTTGTTGCCGTACATGATTGGATTCTTGGCCTTCCAGCCAAAGTTAACCCCTCGGACGACCTTATAGCGCTGCTCGTGCAGCCGGTCAAGGATTCCGTAGCCCAGACCGCCCTCGTCCAGCACCACCAGCGTCGGCTTGTACTCCTCAATCGCGTCGATCACCCGCCCGACGACGGTCATCGTGTCCTCGCCGTGGTACCGATGCAGCGCGATAAGGTCACGCCCTTGCCTGACCGCGATGACCGTGCTGTCCGCACCGCCTCGTGCCGGGTCTACGCCGATAACAATCGGCGCGGTGATGTCCTTGTACCGGGGCCGAGCGGCTGCGTCGGCCACAATCGCCGGGCTGATGAACTGATCATCCCCCGCTGCCGGGAACTCACCGTACACCTCGACGCGAGCCTGGCTAGAATCCTCGCCGTACTCCGCGATGATCTGCTCGTAGACCTGCTTGTCAGTGTCCTCGACCGTGCGGGCGTCCACCTGGCGCGTTGTCCAGAAGTCCCGCTTGGCGTGAAAGCACTCAAAGAAGTACCCCGTATTGCGCCGTGGGTTGCTGAACGCGAACCAGTACCTATCAAGGATGTTTTCTGTGAAGAAGCCCGCGCCCACTGACCAGATGCCGTCCGGGATACCGCTGGCCTCGTCGAACACCAGCATCATGCCGTCCATATTATGGACACCAGCGTAGGCGTCTGGGTTCTCCTCAGACCACAGCTTTCCTTCAGCGCCCCAGTAGCGCGTGCCCTTCTTAAGATCGCGCTCGACCAGATCCGTCAGCCACTTGGCAGGCGTCAGCTTCGTTGCGCTGATCTCCCACCAGTGAGCGTTCAGCACCATCGTCGCCCACTTGGTCAACTCACCCCAGGTGACCGACCGCAACTGCGCCTCTGAGTTGGCGCTGACGATCACACTAGACCCAATCCGGGTAGTCAGCATCCACAGGATCAGCCAACTCACCAGCGCCGACTTACCAATGCCACGCCCTGATGACACTGCCTCTCGCAGCGTGTCCATCGAGACCTGGCCTTTGTTCTTGTCAATATGCGCCTTGATGTCGCGCAATACCTGACGCTGCCACATGCGCGGGCCTTTGTGATGCGCCAGTGGCGTGTTGGCCTGGCCCCACGGAAACGCAAAAAGAACAAACGCTTCTGGGTCGTCCTTGATCTTCGCAGACCAAAGACGCGCCATCAGCGTCTGTTCGTCATCGGGGCTGTAGATCGGCTTTTGCATGTTGTACTGGCTCCAACACTTCCGTTATCGCGCCCTCAATGACGCGCCCCTCGGCAGCTTGAAGCGCGCCCAAGATGCTGATGCGCTGCTCAACCTCGACCGAGATCGCCTGCTTGGCGACCCAGCCGTGGCTGTGCTTCAAGATCTCCAGCGCCGCCTTGGAGTCGCCCCCCGCCGCTGCTGCGTGCAACGCCTGACTGTTGGCGCGCTCACTGTCAGCGCGGCCCTTGAGTTCGGCAATATGGGCGATTTGGTCAAGCTCTTTAAGTCGGTTGAACTCCGTCGGCAGCATTCCGGCTGCTAACGCCAGCGAGTCACCCTTCAGACCAAGATACGCCGCTTCGTAAATGCGCTCCAACGTCGCTTCCGTCGCTTTGATCTGTCTGACTGTCAAAGGAAGGCTTTTGAATGTCATGCGCGAAGTTTAACTAAAAAAGGTATGCCTAGATAGCCCATGCAATGAAGTTGTGTGCATAAAAAAATTTCTTGTGGCCCCACCGCTAACGATTGACCAGTCGGCTCGGCCCTCCCCCCCACCAGTGCGCCCTGGCCGACCGCCGACCGCCGACCGCCGACCGCCGACCGCCGACCGCCGACCGCCGACCGCCGACCCGCTCCGGGCTGGCATGGGCGTTTTAGGCTATCGGTCGGGGCATGACCCAAAACGCCTATCAGCATGGGCGTTTTAGGTTATGGCATGAGGCATGACCTAAAACGCCTAAGAATGTGCGCCGTGGCGCCGTGGGCGATCGAGGTTGGGCGATATAGGCGGTTTGGGCGCCCCTGTTTTAGTCGGCGCGCGTCGACGCCCTACACTACATTATGTCAAATTACTACTTGACCGAAAAAACTACAAAGCATTACCTAAACCGCCCAAAATCCTCGCCGCGCCGCGCCACTACTGGGGATCGCGCCGTGTTGCAGAACCGCCCAAGACCACGCCTTCCGCTTTACCTAAGAAAACGCTTGACAGATGTAAAAAATACCCTTACGCTGGAACTCCGCTTCGGCGGGGCAGCAAAACCTATTCCCGAAAGGAAACATCATGATCCCGATCCATCGTTTCGAATCGACCGCAGAAGCCTACGATGCCTGCCAGTGTGACGACACCATCAAAACCGGCGACGTTTTGATCGTCGCGTCCGAAGGTGTTGTCGGCATCGCAGGCACTTGGCCAGTTGCAGTGACGCAAGCGCACGGCGAGTTTCACCGCGTCGCACAGTGGGCCGCTGTGCCCGCTGATCAAGCTCTCGGCATATATCGAGCCGTATGTGCGGCTATGGCTCTTGAATTTCCGTTAGTGAATAACACCCGCGCACTGTCTGCCCTAATCCGCAGGGCAACAACACAATCTTGCATGCAACCCTGAATTCATCATTTAACAGAACCCCGTGCCCTTCGGGGCGCGCAACCAAGGAGAGCCTGACCATCGGGCCGGCGTGTCGTTGTCTGTCCGGCGACCCAGCGCGATGACGTTAGCTGCGCCACCTGCCAATTGTGCCAGCGCCAGCGCACTACCATCGTGGGCTTTCCCGCTCACGGTTCCCGTAAACGTGTAATCGACATCAGGATCGCAGCATGAGCAAAATCAAAATCGGCCAAGCCTACCAACCCTCGCGCACCGCTCGCAGGGGCTGTAACGGGTCTTATTCAGCCTACCGTCCTCACCATGGGCACGGCATTGACGTCGATAGGTGGAATGACCCGATTGGCCGCTTCCTGCCGATCATCTGCGCCATCGGCATGGTGGCCATCTTCGTCATGCTCGCTGTCGGCATCATTAAATGATCGTCGCCATCATCGTCAGCGCACTAGTCGCGCTGATACTCGCGCTGATAGATCGATCCTAAACAACCCATTAAAAAAGGGACCATACGGTCCCTTTTTCTATTTCACTACCGCCATTCTAGATGGCGCTGGCGGATCCTCTAGCATCCTACGCAAGTCCGACTTATTGTACTGGCGCAGGACAGACGGATCGGCGAATAGGTGTTTCTTCGTTGGATACTCTGCCGATCCGACCCGGCCTAAATCCGTCCATCCGGCCTCCTTTAAGGCATGCAGCAAAGCCGCTTGAGGTATCTTGACCCCACTAGGCGCAGAGCCTAACAAGCGGTCGCAGACGGCGTAAAAAGGCCCTCCGACGAACCCGCGCGCGAACTCCCCGGTACGGTTCCGGATCAGGTTCACCAGATAGGACTCGGCCATGCTCATGCCATTCTCGATCATGGCCTCTTTCCACTGGCTCCACGCAGGGGCTGCGCCAGGGTTGAAGGCCGATACATCCCGCGCATGCAGCCACGATGCCACCGCGTCAAACCCACCGGCCCTGTACCACCTCCAGAGCCTATCGGCCGCGTCTGGTGCCATCCTGGGCGCATGTGACCACAGGCAGAACCATCGACGGTCGGTCGAGTCTAGGCTGATCGGAACCGAGTCATTTGAAAATGCCAAGACCAGACCCCGATTGACCATTTGGTACGGGTGTAGTCCCTTTCTGTTAATCGGAATCGTCTCAGGCGGAGCCGCGATGATGGGCTTGAGCTTGTTCGCCAGCGCCCTACGCTCACGGGCCTCCGGCTCACGCAGTTCATTCAGGATGATGACCTCAGCTTCAAGGGCGTATCCGAACTGCGATTCCATCGATTGATTGTCCAGTAGGCCACGGTTGACCAGTCCTGGCCCACACACGGCGTACAGGAACGGAGCCCAGAGGGAGTCTTTCCCGCAGCCCTGGTCGCCCCCGTGCAGCACGGCGTGATTGATCTTCACCTCGGGGTGCTGGACTTTGTACGCCATGACGTTAAAAACGTGCTCACGCTCAGACGCCTCGGGGATCAGATCGGCGCAGTGTTTGAGCCACAGATCCACATTCCCGCCCCCGGACACCTTGGGTCGGCCATCGCGCCATCGGTTGCCGAACACCTCGCCATTCCGGGCGACCAGCACGGACTCGCCCGGTGCATAGGTGATCCCGGTCAGGACACGCGACCCCATGGCTTGACGGTTCTCATCGAAGCATATCGACGCCTCGACCCGACGTTGATTGTGAATCGAGGTGCAGGAAACGTGCCGGTACAGGGCATTGAACGCCCCCCGGCGCAACTCGGTGCGGTTCTCCATATCGAAGTACGAGTCATCATCGATCACATACGCGAATCGTTCCCACCACTGCGCTTTGTCGAGCCGGCCAAGCTCACGGGTATTAACTTCCTCGATGACCTTCTGGGCGTCATCTGAGAAAAAATCAGACGGCGCGAGCCGCTGGAGCGCCTCGCTCATGGTGGACGCGATCAGGTCGTCGCGCAGCCCGGCCTGGTGGGCAGGGCCGCCTTGGTCGGCTACCCATTTCAGGAACCATGCCGAATCCAGATCCACGCAGTGCGAATGCAGGCAGCAAAACGCCCGTGAGGCGGGCAGGTAACGACCCTCGGGGTTGCCGTCGGTATGCTCGCCGGCATTGGGGCAGATGATCCCGGCCCAGCCCTCTGGGTTAGGCTTGGACAGGACTAGCCCCTGATCGGCCAGCCATGCAAAGACGTCATCCGACCCGGTATCGGTCAGCCGGATCGGTTTATACGCTGCGCCATCGGACTCGGCTGGCGTCACCCCTAGCGCGGCGCAGATGTCCTCAAGGGCGAACTCACGGGTCGGCTCGAACTCAACCAGTCGAGCTTGAAACCCATCCTTGTCGGGCTTCAGATTGACCGAGCCGGGCAAGCGGAAGTTACGGACAGGGTTGCACGCGCCACGGTCGGTATAGCCCGCCTCAGCAATCGCAATGATGGCAGCGGCGAAGTCGGCCTTGGTCGGCTGATCCGAGAAGGCGTAGCCCCACTGGTAGTTACCCGGCGAGGTTTCCATGATCCATGTCGGCTCAAGGGGCGGCTCCTTGGACTTCGTGCCGATATCGTCCAACACCATGACGATGCAGTACTCACAGTTCGCAGCGCTAGCGCTGACCTGCCCCTGATCGAACCGATCAACGATGAACGACGCAGTGTTGCCGTACCAAGCCTGATCGGGCTTGATGCGTGCGGGGTCAGGCAGGAACGCCGGC